CATCAGGCTGTGCTAGTGTGCCACCAAACCATAATCTATTTTGATGAAATGTTACTGCAGCAGGATATCCTCTAAGTGCAGAATAACTTTGCTCTTGCCATTCAGATGTAGCTGCACCAGTAATTATTCTAGGTGACCCACCACCTATAGCAGTTGAAGATGCTGTATTCCCACAATCAAACTCATAAGTATTTTCATCAAGAACTGTAATAGTATGAGTTCCATTAATATGATTATTCGTTATACCTCCTAATGAACCTGCCCTTTCTACAGTAATAGATGCACCAGTAGCCAATCCATGTAAGGCTTCTGTAACTTTAATAATACTAGAGTTTTCTATAGTTTCTAAAGAATCAGTTGGTAACTGTCTTCTTAGAGTTCCGTTAATCGTAGCTGTAACTGTTGTTGCATTTGTAAATGCTGTTATCCTGCATCTTGTTTCGCCTATCAATAAATCAATACCTACATGATCTGATGTAAAATAATCTGCAGATGATGTTAAGGTAGCTCCAGTACCAGTTGTCGCACTAGAGGATATTGTAACACCTAAATCTTGGAATGTGAAATATGGCTGATATATTTCGTTTCCATCTCTTGATTGAGCAAAAGCAAATGTACTTATAGCAAAAGTAGTAAGAGATGTTCTTGTGAGCAATCTAATCATAAAGGTTTGATGTGCTATAAACATAACATCACCCTGCTGTGCAAAAGTAATCTCCTCAAGATAAGGTGCTGCAGTTGTATTTACTAGCCAAGATTGTCCAGTAATAGTTTGTATAGAAGACACATCTCCAGTAGTAGGACTTATTTGAAATATCTCTATTCTTTCATTACTAAATGCTATTATATATTTTTCATCATCTGAAAATACAAAAGGTTCTATTCTTACTGATTGTCTAAGATCTGTAGAATGGGCAGGATTGCTTCCAAAGTTTGCCCATCTCTTTGTGCCTGTTCTTTTTTTTAAGCCGCCTTCAGATCGTATAAAAAAGTTACGAACTTGCTCTGCTGCGTTTGTATAAACCTGTGTATCAGTCCTTGAAGTTAATGATGGGCTTACCTCTCCAAATTGAAAGTTATTTAATGGCACTCTTACTCTAGCCATTTAACTTCTCCTGTTGGTTATAAACCTTGATGTTGATAGTCTTCTTGTAGTTTGTTGTTGTGAATCAAGATTTCTAGCTTTAGCCATAAGCTGTTGACCTTTAGCTTCCATAATTTGCATAAGAGAATTATCTCTTGCAATAGATGTGGCAAAAATAGTTGCTAATGCATATTCTACTGCCAAAGAAAAGTAACTAGGCCATGTATCTTCTGTTGCTCTATATGTGTAATCGGCAATCAAAACATCTTGTGATGTAGAATCTGAAAATACTTTGTCTCCATAAACTGTATATTCAATCAATCTATCATTGATTGTAACACCATGTAATATAAGAATGTTACTTGGTAATTGATGGGCAATATCAAACCTACCAGTAGGATCATCTGTTAATTGATTTAAAACAGCTTGCTCTGTTGCAAATCGCCATCTTGCTGAAGTTAAGGTTGCTCTAACTGTATCTTCATACATATTAGATGCAACTAATGCTTCTGTACTTGCACTATCAAAAGATGTAATAGGCTCTGATCCTATAAGAACTAATGCCCTTGATGCTATATCTATTGATGAATTTGCTGCAGTACTTGTCATATAATATAATCAGGAGGGTAGAATAAACTACCCTCCAATGATCCTTTAGTCGCCATCTGTTTCTGCAACAGCAGTGCCGTCTGAAACGTCAACCACTGATCCAGTATTAGATAATACAGTACAGAAATTTGTTGTAGGTACATTAGTATCCATAACAATTATAAGATCTCTAACATTCAACATATTTGCTGCGTTGTTAAAATATCCTGTTGTATTTACAGTTGCAATGGGATCTGCTGTTTGGTAAATCCAAAGATTTACACCACTAGCACCTGCCATTCTGTGTAATCCACTTGCTGCATAAGCCATGATCTATCTCCTTATGAGTTGTTGTCAAGGACTTCATAGATACCATTGTCATCTATGACAGTAGCACCCATTGACATCATTGATGTTGCTAAGTGAGAAACTTTCTCAGGTACATAATTTAACTCAGTAGTTACATCTGCACCGATACCTAGACCCACTGAAGAAGTGTGGTAACCTATGTTCTTTCCTGCAGTAACTGCACTTGTTGAGAATACTTTAAATCCCAAGAACTCTTTCATAGACATTCCACCTGCATAAGGTAGATTCTGCTCTCCAACAAAGTCAGATGAAGCAAACTCTGTAATGAGGAATAAGTCAGCATATCCTTTAGGATTCATAGCTAAATATCTTCCACCATCCTCAGGAACATCTGCAGCACCCATTGTCTCAAATAATGAAAGCAAGTCTGCTTTTTCTAAAGCTGAACCTGTGTCATGTATTTGTGTTGCATTTGCACCTGCATCCATTGCAGTGATAAGTAACTCGTCAGTCTTACGACCTAGAGCAGCAGCAGCAGATTGTGCTACAGCTTGTCTTTCGTCTATGTTGGTCTTTAACTCATCCAATTTGTCAATGTATTCTGCAGCATAATAGTCTGAGAGTGTTACATCAACTGTGGTGTGAGCTAGTTCCATTGGTGTAATCATACCATTTCTTGATTTAGTTGAGGCAGAACCAGTACCAATCTTCTGAAAACGTACTGTGCTTCCATTCACGTTGCTTACAGTACGGACAGTATTTCTTAATTTACTACCCATTCTTTGATAAGCTAGATGAACTTCAGTTTCAAACTGCCTAATAAAGGCTGTATCAATTGTATTAGCCATAATTAGATCTCCTGTTTAAAATTAAAATTACATTTTTCCAGTTATCCGTCTTCAGCTTCGTCTGGTTGTCCGTTAGGGCCATCAGCTTATAACAGGCTGTTCTTTATCCTTTATCAAAAATTTATTATCTTTGCAACGTATAAATCTTAAAACCTTATAACCATTAATCATTACTGGCTCTTGTAGGATAGTAAAACCCAAAAAATCCAACCAATTTATAGTCCTTGTATGGTCTGCAGGTACTACATTTTCTAGCTGATAGTATTGTTTTTGAAAGTAATCTACGACTTTTTTGCTCCAAAAAAGAAACTTTCTTGAATGATCTTCAATAGAATATGTTCCTAATGCCCATATCTTTCCAATCATATGTTCATAAACTGGTGTCACACCAAACATCATAGCAGGTTTACCATCAAGTATTACTGTATAAGTTTCAGCTTTATGTTCCCTAAAACCTGCCATCAATGCACGAAAGGGAGTAGCACCATGTATCATGCACTCCCTTACATCTGTATCTCTTAAATTATCCTGTAAATAATTTATGTGAGATATATGTGCTTCTACAATGGATTGCCCACTGTAGATACCACTACCCGTAAAGTTTTTTAAAGTCATTATTCACCTGATCTACAAAGCCTCTATCTCTTCTAGCAGGATCATAATAACGTGGATCTCTCATTCTAGCCTCAACATCTTCTTGAGTCAGACCTGCAGGAACAGTAGCTTGATTTGAAATTGTAGTACTCTGCATTTGTTTCTGTATATATTCTACAGCCTTGATGCCTTCTGCAGATGTACCTAGTTGTGCTATTGCATCTTGCATTTCTATTGGGAAAAACTTTTGCATAAAGAGTTGAGCAGACTCCACCCTTTGATTAGCATTATCACTAAGTTCTCGTTTTACTTCTTCTAAGTTAGGTTGCTGTGCTTCTTGATACTCAGCAAACTTATTAACCCAATGAGAAAACTCTTCTTGTGAGTATCCGTTTTCCCATGCATACTCAGCCCATTCTTTTAATAATGGATTGGTTGCAGCCTCTTCTTCGCTTAATACCTCAGGTATTTGGTAGTCACCTGCACTAGCAGGTCTTTGTGAAAAGGCTTCCTCTTCTAACTTTTCCTGCAATCTTTTTTCTATCTCTTCTTCTTTCTGACCTATCTTTGATGATAACTCAGAATAAGATTTAGCTAGATCTTCAGGTGTCTGAAACTTTTCAGGTAACCATTCAGGTCTTGTATTGGTTTCTGCTACAGTCTCCGTAGTCGAGGCTGTGGAGGCAGAGGTATTGTCTACAGGAGTTTCTGTAGCAGAATCTTGTGCAACTTCATTCATTTCTTTATCCTTTGTCCGTGATTGATTCTTTTAACAATAAGAGCAACAAGGTATCGTTGCCCTTCCAAATGCCTAAGTTCGGCATCAGTTATATTAGGCCCTGCTACTGCATCAACAGTAATGGACTTTAAGTATTGCAATACACTCTGACCTACAGGTGTATTGAATAATGCTAATGTATCTTGTGATAATTTTTCATCTTGTTCACGAGGTCGTTGGTATCCATCAACCCCCAAGTATTTCGGTTGGGCCACTTGGCATCTCTCCTTGCTGTTGGGCTTGTTGCATTTGTTGTGCCATCTGAACTAACTGCTGTCTCTCATCAGCATCTCTAATTAAGTTATCAGGCACACCAAATTTCTTGGCAAGATATAA